AATTGTCTCTCTCAAAGTTTTTAAAAGCCCTCTCAAAATCGTATATATTTACTGATTGTTTCATTGTTTTATTTAGATTTCTAAAAAAGAAACACTCGTTAGTTCATTCGTTTTGGTGTTGAATATTTTTTGAGTCGTTCCCATTTTTTTACCATTCCAATAACTGGGTGCGGTAATCAAATATTCTACTTCATTCTGTTTTGTTACATCGAAGCTCGATAGCCTTTGCCCGAAGAATTTTAACGTGCCCTTACTGAAAAAATAAGGCGATGTTTTACTTGTCCGTTTTTTTATTTCTTGAATTGTCATTTTATTTATTTCCTTTGTTTATTGTTTTTTGTTCGTTTAGCTTGAAAGACTTTAGGCATAATTATAATACGTGTCAAGTCTTTTTTCAATTTATTTTCACTCGGATTCTATATTTTTCAAAATATACCTTGCGATATATAACCAAATATAAACCCAAATATATAACCCAAAATATAACACTCCAAATATAACAGTCCATTTATAATATGATGGCATATTTTCAAATCCTTATTGAGAATCATTCTCATTAGTCAAATTTCCTTATTGAGAACCAGTCTCAATAGAGTATTTTATTCACTGGTCAAACTATCGACTATGAATCGTTTTTAACGGGTCTAATTTCGCTTATATCGAGGGTTTATCTGGAATCTATAGTAAGTATGCTTCGAAGGTTTTTCTCTCTGCTATGGCTAAATTTACCCCTGTTTTTCAAGTTAGTTTTAAAACTTGCCCTTAAAACGTCGTAAAATTCCAAAGCTTCAATGGTTCATTAAATTATTTTAGACGGTTCTGTATACCAAAAAAGCCGTAAATCAATACGGCTTAAAAGGTTACTTCTCTTTTTTATTAATACGATCTTAAAATATATTTTGCTTCCGAAGCTAATTCTTCCACGTCCATTTTATTTAATGAAGATTTTAGAATTTCCGTTACATAACCTTTATTGATTTTATAAAAATAATAGGTTTCATCTTCGTTTATTAATTCTGCATTTGCATATCTATTGAAATGCTTTATTAAACAGAATAATTTATTTAAGTTAATCATTTTATTTTCCTTTTTTTTGTTATTGTTTTTTATACCCAAAAAGCCCGCAAAGACGGGCTTAATTGGTTTTTTATGGACTAAATACCGCCTTCCGCTTTTGCGATGGCTTCCCTCGCTATTCTGCCTACCTTTTTTGCCCAATCTTGCCACTGAGTTTGACGATCCGGAAAGCCAAGATTAACCTTTAGGTCATTGATTGATTGCAACGCTTCTATTAATTCTGGTGCTGATGCTATTAGTATAGCATTGGCTTCATTCTCGGGTAAATCATTTTCACCAGCGATAGCAATAACCGAGTCTCCGTTAGTTATACCAAATCCATTATCGTCTTGAAGAAATAGATTCCATTTTCCTTTTGTGTGTTTCATTTTATTTATCCTTTATTTTTAGTTAGTTCAGTTAAAAAATTCTGCAATAGCTTGCTCATTTCATCCCTGCTATGGGTTTTTTTTGCAAGATCATTGTATTTTTTTTGTAAATCATACGGGCAATACTCACCAATTGTCGAATAACCCGTCGAAATAATGACCCCGTTCAAATTGTAATAATCACACGACCAGCCATAAGCCCCAGCCGAATAAGCGAATGGGGATTCATACGCGAGCAAGCTATCGAGCCCACAGTATCCGACCGCATAGATTTGGTTGGCATTCTCTTTTATTTGTTTTTTTGTTGTTTTTAATTTCATTTTTCCACCTCGTTTTTTAGGTTGTGTACTTGACCCAATAGGTACGCGATAACACCCATGAGAACCAAGTCTAACCCGTTAATGTGTATTTCTTTAATTAGTTCCATTTTGTTCCCTTTTTTTGTTGTTTTACTTCTCATTTCGCTTTGAGTTTAATCATTATTTTTAACCTTTACAAGTCTTTTTTTTATTAATCTTTTTCTATATATATGGGTAGTTTGGGGTGCGTTTGGGGTGCACACCTAAACCCCGTCCAAACCTTAAATTGTTTCGTACAAATACCGTTTCACCTTAAATGTTTAGGTTAAGGGGTAAGGGGTGATAGGTTACTTTTAGGGTGGGGGTACCCGTGTTACTCTCAAAATGGAATTTAGGAAAGTCTGTGTAAGTCCAAATATAAAAGGATTTGAAAGAAAGTCGTTGAAGAAGAAGAATTAGAATGTTTTGTCTTGCTCCTATAGTAGGGATTCTGCCTATCTTGGATTCAGGCAGAATGAGGTCATAGATATTAGTTTCTTGTATTAAATTGTTAAAGTCTTATATATTGTAACGTAAAATTAGAAAGAATAATACAATATGAGTCTTAATTTACCAGAGAAATGGAAGCCTTCAAAGGTAAGGGCATTGGAATTTCTAACCGCATACCCAAATGCCAAGATGGAAGAAGTAGCAGAAGAATCGGGAGTCTCAAAAGCAACAATACACCTATGGATGAGAGACCCAGAGTTTGTAGAAGTGTTCTATCAGAAATACATGATTTCGTTTGGGTCTAAACTGCCAGCTATCTTAAATTCTATGATTCGGGAGGCTGAGTCAGGGAATGTCCAAGCTGGAAGGCTTATCCTTGAGCATTCAGGGAAGCTAATAAAGAGGGTAGAGATTAATAACACTCAAAGTCCATTTGAGAAGTTCCTTGATAAAGATGGTAAAATATACCCAGAAGCTGAAGATGCAGAATTTACTGTTATGCCAGAAAGACCAATCTACGAGAAAAAAATAAAGCCCAAAACAAAGGCTCAAGAACGAGCAGAATTGGTTAAGATGGAAAAGTCCATGGAAAAACGTAGAGAGTCTGCAAAATGGAGAACAAGGGCAAAAAGAGTCAATGTTGAAGTATTACCGCAAGGTAGAAAAACTCCAAATCAAATCCAAGAATGGCGAGAAATGGTAATCGAAATGGAAGAAAAAGCCGAAAATGGCTAATTCTGCCATAAATCTACCTATTATTTAAGTTACGTCAAAAAAACCATGTCTGATTTTCAGGTATACCCCCCTACGAAAACCATGTCTGATTTTCAGGGTGGGGTAAGCCCAAAAAGAGACCTCTGAGTGCCTTTAAACCCAATAACCATGTCCGATACAGACACACTCCTTTATATACTATAAAGGGTATATAGAATATTCTATACAAAGGATAGTAAATATCAGACATGGATATAGGCATTATTTTAGTTAAACAACATTAGTAATTAATTAATGTCGATTCGTTTTTTAGTTGATTCCAAATGTTCTTTTTTCGGAATCTCGATTCGTAGTACACCATCTTCAAATTTGGCAGTAATGTCGCTTGACAGGTTATCGCCTAATTGAAAAGAACGCTTGAATGACGAATGTTTAAGCTCTCTGACAATGTAACGAGCATCTTCATCTTCTAGTTGGTGTTTATCACCACTAATCGTAAGAACTCCTTCTTCAACGTCAATACTTAGACGTTCTTTGGTCATAGAGGGCATTTCTGCAACGATTACAACGAATTCGTCATAATCAACCACATCAACCTTTGGGAAGGAACCATGTTTAAAGGAAATCCCAAATTCTTTTTGGAAGTTTGGAAACTGGCTTTGTACAATCTTATCGAACATTGTATCAAAGGGGGTTAGAAATTCATCTCGATTGAAATGAATTGGTACTCTTGCTATTTTCATTATTAACTCCTATTGTTATGCAAGTTAGCATCCTCATAATGAGCGATGCTTGGAAAACTATTTAATAATCAGTTTTTAGTTCGTCAGCAAATTCTTCTTCGATGCCTTCAAGAAAGTCATCTTCTGCTGAAACGGTAGAGCGTATTACATTGAATGAATTGCAGGATGGACACTCTTCGTTGGTTTCTCCAACTGATAAAGTGTTCCAATCCCACGCACAATCATTGCAAACCCATCGTTTTATATTGTAATTTTTCATATTTTTATTGTATCGTTAATTTCTATATCTTCTGGCATTAGCTGGCAGTAGCAATACTCTTTACAGACACTCCATCCTGAAGCTGGCATACCTCTCGATTCCCAGCCTTCCCATGTGTCAAGTTCTCCAGCTCTACTCTCACAATCAGGGCATACATTCTTTGAGACAGTTATCCATCTCAACTTTCGCCCCATTTCTCCGCTTCTGCGGAATGCTTGGTTAATTCCTCCAACAACTCCTCGCTTAATTGAATTTCCGAACTCGCCGAAGATTCTTCCTTTCCCCCTAAAGTCCGTATCAAGAACCCTAGCAATTGATTGTTCGCTAACACCACTTCGTGTAAGCCGTCCAACTTCTTGTCTAAGTCGCTCTGAGAAGATTCGCACGTCGTAAGAGAGTCCGAGAGCAACCCATAAAAGTATTTCTCTATCTTTGTCATCTAATCCTTCTTTGTCTGCCATAATATACTCTAAATTATGTTTTTAATACAAGTGGCGATTGTAGATTTAAGGCTTTTCTCATTGACTTAATCATATTTTCTGTTGATGCTTTGCCAATCTCAATGAACGGTCGAGCGGGAACTTTTTTATTGGGTATCATCGAATTCTGGTTAGTAACAAATCCTTCTTGGTGTAATCCACCATATCCTTTCATCTTCAATAAATTCTTTTGCTTTCTAATGCTTCGGTATAATTCACCAGTGTGAATAAGCGGTTTAGTGGACGACGTTTTAGGTCGATGCTTTGTACCCTTGCGTCTTAATTCCAATGTAGAATCTTTTAATGGTTCAAATTTACTTTCATCTATTTTAGCTCTACTCGCCTCAACAGACCCCTCAACTGCATCTTCGAGCGTCTTATCAATGATTTTTGGCATCTCATTGGCGAGTTTACTAAAATCAATCCCGACTCTTATCTCTAACTTCATCCCAGAACTCCTCCCCTAATTGTTTGGCTTCAAAGTATTTATCTTGGTATTGTAAGATAATCTTTTCGACCTGCTTTTCACCCCAAGCAACTGGGTCGTCAATGATGTCCTCAATATTGCCATCTAAATCTACTTCAACATTATTGATTTTGTCCAGCTTCCTCACGGAATTG